TTATTGCCCGATGCAAAGTTGTCAATATCTAAAACCATTGAAGTCTTATCGAATGAGAAAGCGAGAAAGCTAAATGGCAAAATTAAAAAAATCTGAAATAAAAAAAATCATATGTCCTACCTGTAGTGGTAATGGTTTTGTGACTAACACAGATATGGAAGACGGTGAGAAATACATACACCAGTGTTGGGACTGTGATTCGGAGGGAGAGTATTATGTTACGACAAAAGATAATCTTATTGGTAACCCTGACTATGATGATGATAATGATCTTCTTGAGTGGTTGCGGTCGATACCAGTATGATAAATTTGATCCAACAACAGCGACATTGAGGTGGATAATAACACATGACAAAAAAGACAGTGCGGGAGAGTGATATAGTTTATATCGCTGGTTTGTTTGATGGCGAAGGAAGCGTATCTTACAAACAATACATGCGTAAAAGAAAAGGACAAAAGAAACATTATCCAACATGGCAGATTAGATTAGAGCTAGCTATGACCGATAAAGAAATAATTAAATGGTTAGCTGAAACTTTAGATTGTGGAACCTGGGGTGAGAGAAAAGTATTGAAAGGTAGAAAAAGACAATGGCGTTGGAGATGTAGTCATAGAGATGCTTTTTTTGTGGCTAGATTATTGTGGCCTTATGTAAAGGTAAAATTACATAAAATAGAAAAGATTATAGATCACTACACACCTGAGTATAGTATTGATGGTAATGTAGTGAGCATGCAACAATACAAGGAGGCGATGAGTTTAGAATGACACCGGAGTATGGATTTGGAATGTTGTTAGTTGGTTTGATTGGTATCTGTGTAGGTGCGATCGCTGGCTTTTATATAATTAATAGAGTTGAAGATGGTAAAGACGAAGAAGAAAACGATAAGAATTAAATACGGAGATAGAAAGTATATCGTTGAGTTCGATGTATTTGGTTCGTTTGAATTATATGGTTTTACCCATGACGATAATTTATTCTTGATGAATAATGAAGATAAGATACGTAAAGAAATAAAAGATAAATATGAAATTTAAATGGCAACCACCAGTACCGTTGAGTAAAGAGGAAAAGAAAGAAGCTAAACTTATGGCTGTAATTGTTGTTTTAATTTATACTCTAGCTTTAGGATATTACTTATCATGAGAAGAAATAGGATAATATATTGGATAAATAAATTAACGGATATGAAAGTATTTCCACATCTTGTTATTAATAAAAAAGATATAAAAATAGAAAAAATAATTAGTAAAATATGTAAAAAATATGAAGAAAAACTTAAAATATAATTACGTTAATGCATCAAGGATCGAGGACCACGGAACACGGCTCTATGATGTAAATGGTACTAGACTTCCTAGTGTGACTACGATATTAGGCAAAACCAAAAATCAACAATTTTTAAAAGATTGGAAGGCCAAAGTTGGAGAACAAGAAGCAGACAGAATCAAGAATTTATCTAGTAGGAGGGGGACTTCCATGCACAAGTTCATTGAGTGTTACGTCGAAGGTGTTGGCTACGATGATCTTACAGGGCTCGGACAGGAGGCGAAAGCCATGGCCGAGAAAGTTATTGAAGTGGGTCTTGCACCAGTGGAAGAGTATTACGGATCAGAAGTTACATTATATTATCCTGGCCTTTATGCTGGGTCTACTGATTTAGTTTGTCTACACAACGGTAAAGAAACTATAGTTGACTTTAAGCAGGCTAACAGACCAAAGAGAGAAGAGTGGATTGACGATTATAAGTTGCAAATAGCAGCATACGCCATGGCGCATGATTATATACATAAATCTAACATAGAACAAGGCGTGATAATGGTATGCACACCTGACCTATATTACCAAGAGTTTAAGGTTGAAGGGGCTGAATTACGGTCCTGGAAACATAAATTTTTAAAAAGATTAGGCATGTATCATGACCTATTATTTGATGAAAAAGAACGAGCAAAAGTAGAAATGACTAAAGAAGACTTTGAAGAAAGAGAGAATGAAGAATATTTAAAAGAATTGAAGGAGAAACTATGAACGATAGAATGTTTAAAACATTAGAGGCAAGGTATGAGGCTGAAATTATGGATGCTAAATATAAGATAAATGCCATAGAAGAACACAATATGGTGATACCTGAGCATGTGGATATCACTGGTGAAGTCGATAAGTTGTTAGCAAAAATATCTTCTGCGGAAGATAAGTTGGCAGCAATGAGGCGACATTATGGTGAAAAAGAGGCACCAAAACTTCTCTAGTATGTGTGTGGGACAGATTAAAAAATTATTTTTTTTCTCGTGAGAAAAAGTGTACTTTGTGTCCACTTGGGTGTTTTTCGTTGATATACAACACTAATTGGTGGACAGTAGGTGGACACTTTTAGTGTTTTTGGTGGACGTTTGGTACACTTTTACAAAAAACCTAGACTGCGCGCGATATTGATATTTTATAAACTTAAAACTGTGATACACACATATAATGCCTAGGAAAAGAAGAAAAGCTATTGCCTCAACTGTAACTCCCGATATACCTTATCCGAAAGTCCGAGTGGAGTGGATCGATTGTGTGAGCGATTCGGGCTGGGCTACCGAAAAAGAGTTCGACAGAATGAAACTAGCAAAGCCTATTAACGAGGGTTGGTTGTATGAAAAAACAAAAGATCATGTTAAGTTGTTTGCGTCTTACGACAAAGATGAAGATGGTTTTAGTTTTGGGGATCGGACGATGATTCCTCGGGCTTGGGTAAAGAAGATTCAGAAGTTGTAGGTTCTGGTGTTACGTTTATCAACTGACCGTAGTCGTCTAATATTTGTTTCATCTTTGCTTCTAATTCTTGTTCTGATAGGTCCTCTAATTTTCCTGTTTTTATTATCTTGCGGTCTATATATAATCCTGCAGCCTTACCTCGATTGGCTTCAGCATTTACAGCAGAAGAGAAAGAACCCTTCTTCAAAGCAGCTTCACGAAGTCTAGCTAGTTCAGCTACATGTCCTTCATAAGTTACTTCATGTTTTCGTAATCTTTCTTCTTTCAATTCTCCTATATGCTTAACAACAAGTGGAGATAATTTAGGATTTGTAAGTTCCGACCCTTCTTGTCTTGCACGTTTAGGACTGTATCCAGCAGCCAGGGCAGCTTCTGTTTTAGTCATAGGTCCATCAGGTCCACCGAATACTAAAAATTCGGCAAATCTTTGTTGCATTTCTGTAAGTCTTTTTGGTACGCCCATGTTGACAATTTAAGGTAACTATCCTATAAAGTCAATATGAAAGAGGACAGAGGATCTCACGATTTAGAGGAAAGAATAGATAGACTAACAAAACGAGTCAAGGAGTTGGAAGACATTAGTGAAGGCCACCGCATGTTAAACGGAGAGTTACGTAAAGAAATTTATTTTTGGAAAGAAAAAGCTGTTGATACAGAAAAATATAAAAATTTGTTGCAAGGCTATAAAAGTGTGATACATGATTTATCAAGTCAATTACGTAAAGCAGGTAAGTAATGTTTGTTAGACACCTGCAAGAATATTTAGACAAGTTTACAGAAGGAAATAACGGAAGACGTGGTAACGCTGTAAGCAATGCCAGAATATATATTGCAACAAAAGGTGGTTACCTAGAAGAAATAAGACGTATAGAAGTTCACGAAAGCAACACGCCTGGTGATAACTCCTTACGTGTTGTTCTAAAACCAAACAAAGAAGAAAAACTTATATTACCCCCTGGTTACATAAAAGATTATTAACATTTGTACACAGGAGTAACCTTGAAAACTGCATGGGACCAGAGCGTAAATTTTATCAAGAAATTAAAAAATTTATACCTGAAATATCTTGGATTAGACTTGAAAATCTTAGTCTATCCGGTACTCCTGATCTATTGGGGTACAATGCTAACCATCACTTTTTTACAGTAGAGTTAAAA